CACGCCATTCTTCGCTGTCACCGGCCATAGGCCGCATGTTGACATACTCAGCTGACGAGAATTCCGGTGCCTGCTCCAGGTAAGCCAGGAAAGATGGCTGACACAGAAGCGTGATGTTGGAATCCCACGGAACGGAAGCATTGGACAGTTTGACCTGACCATGCATTGCCAGATCCACACTGGCCACGGTGGTTGAATCACCAATGGTCACGGTTCCGGTTGCAAGGATGTCGGTGATCTGATCATCAATCTTACGATTGATAACAGCCATCGTGGTCTGCTGCATGATTTGCTTCTGGTTAGACTGAGAAGCGAAGACATTGAAATTGGTCTTACGAACCAGGTCATGCCATTCACTCAGTGTGGCGGTGTTCTGAGTTAAGTTGTCAGAACGTGCCGGGATAAGACCGTTCACACCACGAGTTACCGCTTCGGCACTACCGGAATCAGCGACAAGGAATACAGCTTTGTTACCCTTGATCTGAGCCTCGGTGGTCACCGTGTCGCGTAACAGCGTAGCACGCTGTTCGAAACCTGCGATGAACTCCTGGCGATACTGGGTCTGAAACGCAGTATCACTCATTGGTTATCTCCTTCAACAAAAAGTTAGTTAGACCTTCTGCTTCGGGGTGTCCATCCAGGCTTCCGACAGGGTGTCCCATGACTTCGGGATCTGCTTCTACCATTCTGGCTCCGAGCTTCGGTGTATCATTTTCAAAACGATATACGGGCGCTCAAAGAGGGTTTCCCATCGTGTAGTGTAGTTGTAGCAAATCTATGCAGCAGTTTCCAACGCAACTGCGTTATTGGCCACCTCTTTTTTCCATGTTTTCCTGGGCGGTCAACAGATCTCGGTATTCCTTCTGCAGTGATTCGGCTTTTGGCCCCTTCCAGTATTCTGAACTGTCATTGGCCATCATGGCTTTAATCTCTGCCAGGCGATCTGTCACTGCTGACAGGTTAGTCTGCCCACCAGCTGGTGTAACGGTTGTTGCCGGATTAATCATCAACGCCATGTCGAGCATCCACTTCAGCGTATCGTTGTCCGATGCGATGGGTGTGCCGTCTGGATAACGTGCAGTGGTGAATTTCTCCTGCACACTTTCAGGTGCCATACCAATCAATGCGTTAATGCGATTGATGTGAGGACGATATTCTTCTCCCCAGTCTGCACGCAATGCATCTTCATTGGTCTGCTTGATTTCAGCATCCCTTTCTTCCATCGCGGCAATCTGCTCTTCCTGGTTCTGGTAGTACCAGTTCAATGCACCACTCACCGCTTCCGGTGTCATGTTGTTGCTTATTGCATATTCCTTGAAGGCATCGACAAATTCTTTGTCTTCTTCACCAATAACAATCCCTTCATCCAGTGACAGATTGTAATCTTCTGGCTTGCTTGGGATACCGTTCTCGGTGCGCCAGGCTGCCTTCTCTTCGTCGGTACCTTCTACCGGGAAAGGTGCAGTGGATCGCAGTTCACCTGCTGAGATTTTAGTGTTGACCGCCAGGCCTGCATTGAATGCGTCATGTGGTGTGGCATAACGACTCAGGTAGTTGAGTTTCTTCTCGTCACCCTGCGCCCATTCTTCTCGCCAGTTTTCTCCCCAAGTAGCGCCTCCAGCACCACCTTCACCACCAGTGCCGCCAGCACCAGAGTCACCAGAGCCAGAAGCCCCACCGCCCCCGCTGCCTCCTTCACCACCTTCACCACCTTCTCCACCTTCTCCTCCTTCACCAAGCTCCTCTGCTTTCATGACCCAGTATGGTTTGATTTTACGGTTGTTCCGTAGGTTCATCTTGACTCCTCCTCATTGCTTTTCTTACTTCGTTGCTTGTCATCTTAATGATCTGCCTGCCGACAAATTGTCTGCCACAGGAATAGTTGGTGTCACGATCATTGTCCCGGTAAGGCTCATCACCATACCGTGATACCTCGTACACAATCCAGTTGAACGCTTCTTTCTGCTGCTCTGCATCTGCGGTACCAGCCTGCAATGCACAGATGGCATTGACGATACCGATGTCATACCTCGCCGGTTCATATGGTGGTGGTGTTTTCTTGCTCATCCAGCTACCGCTTCATCCATTGTCTTCACTGCCTGGCCAACAGAGTTGGCTGCATCACCACCTTGCTGCAGGGATTCCAGCATCATCTGCTGTTCCTTCTGCTGCGCGGCATCGTTCTGTGCATCCTGGACTTCACGCTCACTGCGAATCCACTTCTGCGGTATGCCAACACCTTCCATCGCATCACGCATGGCAGTCGAGATATCGACGTTATAGATCGTACCCTGGTCAAGTTCCATGGCCTGGCGAATCATCTCGCCAGCTTCAGCAAACTTCTGACCCTTCTGCTGTTCGATAGCATCGTGCAGTGGTGACTGGAAAATGAAATTGACATCCTGTCCCTGCAGGCTCTTCGGTATATTGTGCGCGGATCCGAATGCACCGGCACGCATCAGGATCTCGAACGTGGCCTCACAGATACCGCCGTTGTAATCCATCTCCATCGGTTCGAAGATCGGTAATGCGCCACGGATGTATTCCTGTACACGCTGACCAACCTCATAGGCAGTCATCTCAGGACTGCGTTCTGGCAGGTTCAGTTTATTGAGATAGAATGCCTCGTGAATCAATGCACGCGAATCCTGCATCATCTCCTGTCCGAACGGTAAACCACGAAGATCCTGCTGGAGTGGCCGCAATGCCTGCCCCAGTTTTTCGTCGTATTCCATGTCCACCCAGGTAATGCCTCCGGCATAGATGGCCACATCAGATCGAACGACATCTTCAGTCGCCACGACCGGTGGATTCACCGCCTTTTCGCCAGCTTCCAGGATGGTGTAGGCCATGGATTGAATCAGCCTGGCATCAGGTAATGCAGTGATAGTTGCTGGGCTGAATGCGTATTGAGATCCAGAAACAGTCTGCCACCTGGGAATGATGTACTCATTGAACCAGACCGGTACCGCTTCCAGGATATGACTGTTCTCGCAATCGTAATAGATCGACCAATAAGGCCTGCCCAGGTTGTTGTCGTTATACATGTCTGATTCACAAACAATGTGCAGCACATCGGTTCGTGAGAAGGGTTCCTTCTGCGCTCTCTCGATCATCTTCTGGTGGGCGTTCGGGAACGTGGCTACCAGTTCACGAGCGTATGGTTTCCACTTCCTGGCTACCAGGGAGATCTGACCTTCATCGTTCTCAGTCCAGACCACATCGCGCAGATGCCAGTTGCGATACAACAGGCCATCAAAGTTCTTATTCAGCCTGCAGGAAATAACAGCTTGTCCAAACGTGGCAAAGTCATGATCGGATTCTTTCATTGTTTTGGTAAACAGTGTGCGCCGATCATACATGGCACGCTTCATATTCTTACCTGCCCACTCCAACCATCGCTTGGCTTCGTGATCGATGCGCTCCTGGTCGCTCGGTACCATCTTGAACCATTCTTTGTCAGTTGGTCGCAGCATGACACCGATCTGGTTGCCCAGTTCACGCCGAGTGATGATCGGATAACTGGTCATCAGGTCTTCAGCATACTTACTGCCCAGGCTGCGCTGTACTGTAAAGTCAGCACGCTCCGGGTAGAAGTTCTGCGCGATCTCCTGCAGCAGGCTCACAAATGATGTGCGATCCCGAAAGAGCGCGTCCACTGTCTCCTTCAGCTGTTTGATATTCATTATCCAAGTACCGTTTTAGGTGGTGACAGGTTAGGTTGTACCTGGGCAGTCTTCTTGCGCAAGCCACCACCGCCCTTGCGCTGTACATATTCCATCTGTGATAGTGCATCCAGTTGGGTTTCTTTCTTCGCGCCTTTCCTGGCTTTCTTGATACGCTTCAACTGGTTGGGATCACGCTTGAAACCTACGCCGACATAATGCGGATTCTCAGACAGAATAGTCTGATACTTGTCTCGTGCCTGCGTGCCTACTTTTCGATTCGCTGTGCCTTGCATATTCATAATCGATCACCCTAGAGTTTCGTTGCTGGAGAGGATTGTTGATGCGCGGCCTGACCTGGCTGCACGTTTCCTGGCGACTGCCTTGCGAGCTGCGACCTTCATAGTCTTTTCATCAGGCATTTCCTTGATGCGCTGTCGTGCTTTGACACGTTCCCGGGCGGCCTTCCTTCTGGCCTTCGCCTCCCCTTCACGCTGCAGTATCGATTTCTTGTTGCCACCCAATCCAAGCTGGGTGCTGACATGCTCCAATACTTTGAATGTTTTCTCGGCCATTGTTATCTCCTGGCGTTATGTCTACCGCTAATGACTTTAGGTGCCTGTCCACGTTTCTTATGGCGTTCAGCTTGCTCGATCCAATCAAGTGCTGCAGTTTCTTCCCTGGCTCCCTGGAACCAGGACATTGCTACAGCATCACCTTTGTCGGTTGACCTCCCCAGGCGTTCGACAACTTTCTCCTTTGCCTCAAGTACATAGGTGTTGTTCACTACTTTATAGGTGGGTGCGGTTAAATCCGCAACCAGTTCAGGATCATCGGGTAGTGCAATCCTGGATCCACCAGGCTGACTCGGATCCAATGCCTCACGCAGACGCCAGTATGCTGCAGTGCGATCATTCTTGAAAGGAATGTTGGATTCCTTCGCACGCATCGGTGACTTCCTGGATCCCTTGTACCCATACGTTTCAACATCGTTCTCTTTCAGCCATTCATAGGTGCCGGATCCATAACCACCACCGAGATCGATGACAACCAGGGCTTTGTTCCTGCGCACAGCGACGATCTCACCGGCTGCCTGGGACGATAGGCGCTCAATGTCAAATCGACTGGCAGGGATCTCCACCAGGCTGTCAAAATAACCGTCATATCGTGGAGCCAGTACCATCGGGTCACTACCCCCACCCGTCATGTCTACACCGATGGCGCACATCGGCACACCTTCAGGCCTGCCTTGTCTCCATCGTTCCTGCGCCATTCTTATCCATTGTGTCGGGATAGCCTGTCCAAGTGCATCCACCATGGACGCATCGAAACGCCCGTCACGGTAGGCAAGCCTTTCACGCTCAGGTAAAGCAGCAAGCACAGCATCATAATTGGTTTCCTCCAGGTCAGGATTGTCCGACAGCCTGGCGCGAATGAATGTGCGCGAACGGGCATAGACTTCCTCGCCTTCAATCAGGTGTGGGCCAGGGCCATCGACTTCAGTGTCTTTGCCATTGATCGTTGTATACCATCTCAGCTCACCATCTTTGGCCGGGTTCGGGTGAGTGGGATCGAGCCACGCTCCCCAGCGTTTAATAACCCAAAAACCTTCTGCAGTTGTAGGTGGGTTGCCTGTGCATAATACCCGACAGCGTTGCTTCTTATCGGCTGATCTGTTCCAGGCAATGATGAATGTGTACTGTGATTCACTGAAGTCAGATATCTCGTCGAAGGCCTTGAGGTCATGCGGTATCCCCTTGCGCTTTTGTTTGTCTGATTCCAACTGACAGCCACCAATATCGATCAGTCTGTCACCGAAACGCCAGGTCATTTTCTGTGAGTTAAATCCATCCTTGTTACCCAGGACTTCTTCGTAACGATCAGGCAGCTTCTCAGCTTCCTTGTTGGTACGCCGTAATACGAGGGATCGTTTATGTGAGGTAAGCGACAGACCTACAATGAGGTCTGTCTTACCACCACCAGCTTGCCCCCCGTAAAACAGTTCATCTGCATCGCAGTAATACGCATCAGTCTGTGGCCCCGGGTTGGGTACCCAGTTCAAAGACTTTGTCGCATCGGAAACTTCCTTGACCAACGCCTGCATCTTGTCTTCAGGCATTGCCTCCAGGACTTCCATTATTTCTGCGAGCATTCCACCACTCATGCGGTACGTTCATCCTCAGTGAATTCAACTGACCCGGGTACGATATCCAATGGTGCCTGTGGTTTGAGTGCTTCAGGAAGATTAGGATCTTCCCATGCAGCTTGATGTGCGAATTCCTCACAACTACACGGTTCGGTGTAATCAACGCCCATCGCATCAGCGTTGCCAAACCAGCTGCGGAAGTTGTAGTCCTGGTCATCGAGCGCACCTTGGTAGTGTGTCATCAATGCAGACTTCTGGTTGATCTCTTCCTGCAGCTTCTGAACTTCGCCAGTCATCTGGATCAGGCGCTTGCGCTGTTTCCACCATTGATGCGATATCTCGCAAATACCGTATAGCGGTGCCGGTGCGAACACATCCGCTTCAGGTGGTGCATAAACCTTAATGCCTTTTGACTTGGCCAGCATGCCGAAATACTGCAGACCCATACGTTGATCCTTGTACTCGGTGGCTGCCGCCATATCGATCCCGTACAGGGCGATCTCTTCCGGGTTCTGCTCGATGGCCATGGCAAACATCCAGGCAATCGATGATGTGAAGAAATAGGGACTGTATTTCCTAATCAGGTATTGCCAGGGCAATACAACACAGCCAGGTATATCCTCATACTCTTTGGCCATCCATATCGGGCCATCGTATCGGCGCAGGTAATCAACATACGCCTGTGCAAATCGTGTCTGGTCAGTGGGATCCCAGCGATGTAATTCAAAACGCTGAGAGATCCGGGGCATTGTCATCGTTCCAGTGGAACAACCCCAGATCTCCCACGACAGGTCATTGTACGGTGCAAGGTTTACAGACGATGCAGCCGTACCCAGTAACGCTATTTTTTTTGCTCCCATTGCGATCCTCCTCTGTCTATCGCGGTTAGGATGAAATACTCACACCAGTGGTCTTCGAAGTAACAGCCCACTGTGAAGTAGACAGTCCTTCAAGGATCACGGCATCACCCACACCCTGGAGAGCAATCGCACTACCGGCAATACCATTATCGCTGACAATAGTCGCAGCGACTGGTGAGATGCTGGCAGTAGATGTGCTTGCCACGTTACGGATGATCGATACACGGCAGCCTGGCGCTGGATCATCCAGCTTGAATGTATCGGTGCTGCCAGCGATGGTGTGAACACCATGGTTGGCAAGGTTAGTTCCAGTAGATCCACTGGTGGCATTCGAGACAGCGTTACGCATGCCTTTCGCGCCCACAGCAAATCCGTCCTTATCCAGGCCGAAACGGCGACCATGGATACTGGTCTTGATTTCAGACCGTTGGTCTTCTAATGACGAACTCATAATTCACTCCTTTGTAGTTGCATAATGTCGAAGTGGTTCGCCGTGTCAGACGGACGCGCTGCCTCCTCGCTTGGTGAAACGTAGATAAGGATCACCTCCTTTCCGTACGCATACTCCAATGTTGCTACCAGGATGCACACCATCAGTACACCCCAGATAAATATTGCTTGCACGATGTTCATGCTATTCACCGATTGCTATCTTCCAGTTTGACATCACTATCCCAGTACCTGAGATGCTGACTGCCCACATGTAAGTGTCTCGGTACACTGGCCGCCAGGTCAATGCGTATTCACCCAGCAGCAATCTCAATCCTGTCCAGGCTGCTATCTGTGCAGTCGATGGCTTCTCACCTGCCGCCATACCCAGAAGCGTTGCCTCTGATTCTACTCCTCTGCCCGTCCTGATCGCTCGATCAGTTGTGATTCCATCCAGCACTGTGACTGTCTGCGAGTACCAGTACAGTGAATCACGTTCACCTGCTTTAGCCGGTGTTAGCAACCATAGCAGTATTGTGAATGTCACTATCACCTGGGCCACATAGATTGCCAGGCGCTGCCAGTATTCCATCATGCTGCCTGGTCATAAGCTGTTACCGATTCGCATACTGTCTGTCCTAGGTCTTTGGAGTAGATGCGGATGTCGGAGATGCAGCCCGGGAAAACGTTACTTCCCCCGCCAGCTTGACTTAAAATGCTTAAATAGGATATTCCAAATGCTCCGTCATAAGTTCCGGCTGACCCGCTACCACCACTTGATCCGCATTGCGAAGCCGTTCCACTCCATCTGCTATATGCTG